ATATATTATAGTTAAAAAAAAAATAAAAAAAAGAACTAGATATATACTCTCTCTTGGGTATTGAACTGCTCATGGTATATATAATGAGACCCCTAACTAACGTCCACCATGAACAGTCACCCAGCTAATCAACAATGCTCAATTAGTTTATCTTTGTAGCCATTGAGTTATGCTTATTTCGGTGTATATATAGCTCATGGCCTAACATTATCTCGAGAGTTATACATATAGTTACGATTGTGTATAATAGTTCTAGCATGGTAGTTGTACTCCTGATTATTATCATTAATAAAGGTTATAAAGAAAGGAGGAGGATATACCCCCCTCCCAGTACCTTATGACTCAATACCAGCATCTTTTAATACTTGTGCTAGTTGCTCAGGTGTCATACCTTTCAATAAAGTTTTAACCTTATCAACTGGTGACTTCTTAGCCCGTTCAGATGCGATAACGTCTTCTTTCACATCAATCACAAGTTGAGCGTATTCGGGGATATTCTCCTCTGATACACCCCTGAAGTGTTTACGGTAAGCAATAACCGCCGACCGTCCAGCAAGGTCAAGAATCTCCTCTTGTGAACACTCGCTGAAGTCGAACGTCCAGTCCACCTTATAGTTTTGTCCAGTGGTATCGTTCTTGCTTACGTTCCCAAGTTGTACTGTTTGATTATCAGTACTTATCAACTTAGTACGGTTCACGGTTTCACCCGCTTTAACTTGCATGTCTTGTATAGTACTCATGGTGGAACTCCCCACACTTATAGTGTGTTTATTATTGAAACAGTCAATATGCCGTTTCATGTGTTATACCATGCAGCACTCGTGCCAAGTTTAAATAGATAATAATATCAATGAGTTACATATACACACACTTTCTGTACCCCAAGAATGTGACGCTGAGTGTCACTTAGTGACGTCACAATGTGACCATAATTGTCACCCCTAACTATACTGATACCCTCATAAGATATATTTATAAGATGTGTCCACCCGATGAACACCACTACCCACACTATAATAGTGCTAATGTGTTTGGTCATAGGTAGAACTGATACCCACCCACCTATCAATAAAATCTATGGCCACCATACACATAGTATAAGTGGGGGTAGACCCCCCATTGCATCTATATGACGCGTAGACTAACTCATTTACAAATTGTACCTATTTTTATCAATTGAGTAACAATGAGTTTTATCACCTTGGTTATATGGAGGTACATTTATTTTTTATGATTTATTTTGAGTTTAGCTTGACTCCTTATATATGTTGTGCCATAATTGGTGTATGGTAGATATTTAGGTGAGGAGATAGTTATGGCGTTCCCTTTATTTAGTTTGATAGCGGGTTTGTTTAGCACTGGAGCAGATGTGCATAAGACTCATGTAGAGAATAAAAGAAAGATAGTTGAGGCTAAACAAGAATTGAAGCTGGCCAAGATAACATCAGAGACTGCAAGAGTTAATAAGGTTATTGAAGCAACTACCAACTGGGATATGGAGGCTATGAGGCAGAGTCAGTTCAGTTGGAAAGATGAAGCGTTGATGATTATCTTATTCCTACCATTTATAGCAGCGTTTATTCCATTATTACAACCGTATATAAAAGGTGGTTTCGCAATTATCAAAGATCTTCCCCTCTGGTATCAACTATCTCTTGTAGGTATTATAGCAGCTAGTTTCGGCCTTCGTTGGTTGTTCCAAGGTAAGGTTAATAAAATGAAAGATCTTGGAGGAAATTTATAATGGCTAATGATAACTTCAGTGCTGGTAAGAAAAAGAAACAGAAGAAGAAAGGTAGAAAGGTTGATGCCTTTGGTGCGGGAGAGAAGACTGGACAGAGTACAGCAACTGACCTTAAGTTGCAAAGAAAGAAACGTAAAGCTCGTCTTGACGCTATTATGAAAGAGATGGGAGTGTCTCAGTAATGCCTTCTGATACACAAGCTATGTATGATGGTGCTATGACTGATGAAGTAAAAGAGAAGGCAGATAGAATTAAACACTACCTCATGAATGCAGGTAATTATATCTGTACTAACTGTGGTGGTGAAATGGTAGGCAGTACTGGGTGTAAGAGTTGTCCTAAGTGTGGGAGTAAGGATTGTGGAAACGAGTAACCCTACAGTATATGAAGCGGAGAAAGAGGTAGGACTTCGCAGAGAGGATGGTTCACTTAACCTTAACAGTCTCAAGTTAATCCATTATAAATGTCTCCAGATGCATACGTCTGGTAAATCTAACAATGATATTGCAAAGGCTCTTACTAAAACTCAATCAACTATTTCTCGTTGGTTATCAGATCCTTTAATGCTTGAACTCATTGACCGTGAGTATGCAGCTAATGATGCTCGATTCAAGGCCATGTACGGTAAAACACTTGATGTTATTGAGGATAGTCTTGACCAGCAGAAACATAGCATTGGTGTTAATCTAAAGGGTGCTGATATGTACCTCAAAGCACATAAGAAGTATGACCCTGATAAAGCTAGTGCAGGGGAAACTGCTGAGGACGTTATAGCTCGTATGCTTAATCTCAACTTACAATTTAATGTACATATAGAAGGTAAATAGAATGAGAATATTATCTGGGGCTAATAACGGTAATGGGGCTAGTTTTGAATTAAAGACTGGCGGTAAACGTGATAAAGAGAATATCCGAACTGTATACTGTTGGGGTACATTTGGAGGCGCTACTGTAACCGCTGAGATATCAATTGATGGTACTGAATGGTTCTCTGTAACTGGTGTATCGTTCACAGTAAAAGGTGCAGTTAATATTGAAGCTCGTGCGAGGTATATTCGAGGCGTTGTTACTGGTGGTACTGGTGAATCAATTGATATGCAGCTTCAATAGGATTAGGGGTATACTATGTTTAATATAATAAAAGACTTCCTTGAGTGGCGTAGAAACTTTAAGCCTGTTCAAGGTAAACCTATCGCTATGAACTTACGAGCTAATAGTCCAGCTAGTATTAATAGACATTTAGGTAGAATCCTTCGTATCTTATCTGTTCTACAGAATCCTAATATAGCTGCTGATATTCGTACAGCACTTGAGGCGGAGTTTAACCAAAGGAAGGCTAGTCTAGCTGTCATTGGTACAGTCCTCCCTGATACAGTTTATGGAATAGAGAATATGTACAATAACCGTACTAACCCTAAAGTAGAGGAAAGCGATAATGGCTAGTTGGAATTTATATGACCAGTGGAGACATAATCGTTTAGACGATACTAATGCCGCCGTTACTGGCACTTTGAAAGTTGCACTTGTTACAGCTACATATTCACCAGATCAAAACTTGCATGACTTCTTTGATGATATAACAAATGAAGTTACTGGTACTGGATATACTGCACTCGGTAATGCCGCAGCTACTCCAACGTATACCATGAGTGGTGCAGGTCTTGAAACTTTTGATGCTGCCGACCCAGCTACTTGGGCGCAGAACGCAGGTGGTTTCTCTAACGCCAGACGGGCTATACTTTACTACGATACTGCCGTTGCTGCGACATCTCGTTTAGTCGGTTACTCAGATGATTTCGGTGCTGATAAAGGTAACGTATCTGGTGACTTCAGTATAGCATTTGACGCTGCTGGTATATATACTAACGCTAGATAAAGGTATATTAGTATGAAATGGAAAATCTTCTATGGTGATGGTAGTACATATTCCAATGAAGATGGTTCTCCTGAACTTGCACCAAAGCGTAATGTTCAGATAGTTATACACTCTAGTGAGTTGGTTGGATTTAGTATAGAGCGTGAGGAACACTATTATTTATGGCAAGCAGATCGTGGTGGTTGGACTGCTGCTAATGAGTTTGGACTATATGATTATCTTATAGACCCTGGATTTAAAATAGTACTGTTTGGTAGAACATTGAATCTTACTGAGTATCAAGCTATACTTAATAGGGCTATCGCTGACCCTGATGTACCAAGAAAGTCAGCTTGGTTAAGAGAAGAACGGAGGCCATAGATGGGAGCCCCTATAAATCCGACCTATACGCAGAATCATTTTTTATTTTATGAGAGTAATGGTACTACACAGGTCGGTACTGAAGATGTAGAAACAACCTTAGATGTTGATGTAATATATTACTGTGTTGCTTCGTGTTTTGATACTACAGCAAATAAAATTAATGATGTTACTATTAGGTGGCAATATAATTTAGCTGCTGGAGGTTGGGTAGATGTTGGTACTACAACATCACTTCAATTTGCTAATGGCTCTTTAACTGATGGAGATACAACACAAGCGTCTGTAACATCTGAAGCTGGTACGTTTCAAGGTTCACGTGTATATGAGACTCTTGATGATGCTACTATCGTATGGTCAACGCCAGGTGATGAAACTGATAATTATGGTGAGGCGTGGCTTGGCTTTACTATTGATTCCGCTCAAGTATCGGATGCACAAGAAGTACTTATTAGATGTATATTAGGTGATGGTACTGTATTTACTGGTACATATACTAATGCAGATATTGATATTAATGAGGGCGCTGCTCCTGTTATTGAAACAATCACAAATGCTACATTTGCAGTACTAACAGAACAAGCTTTATTAGTTAATGACCAAGAATTATTATCTGCTGCAACATTAGCAGTACTTACAGGTCAACCACTTGTTCTATTATCTGCAAGTGTTGAAACTATAACTGCTGCTACTTGGGCAGTGTTGACTGAACAATCTTTACTGGTTAATGACCAAGAATTACTAGGATTAGTTTCATGGCAAGCATTATCAGGCCAACCACTAACCCTTCTTGGTGCTGAGATAATAACTATTGTATCAGCTACATTACAAGTGTTATCAGGTCAGAGTTTAAATGCTATTGACCAAGAAGTTATAGTAGGTACAACGTGGCAAGTACTTAGTGGTCAAGATACTTCACTTAACGTATCACAGTTGATATCAGCTGGAACACTTAATCAGTTAGTTGGTCAGATAGTAAATGCTCTTGGAGATGAAATACTAACTATAAATGCTGGAACATTAGCACAGTTAGTTGAGCAGTTATTATATATAACTGTTGATGTTACTGAAACTATTAACAATGGAACATGGCAAGCGTTTATTAGTCAGCCTATTACATTCGCTTCGGCCAGTACAGAGATTATTGGAGCAGCTACATTTGCTCAGTTAGTAGGTAAGAATCTAACTCTTACTGATAGTGATCCAGTGTTACTTACTGAGAACCTCTGGCGAACAACAGAAGAAACTATTCGAATTAAGAAGAGTTTTGAAATAACTGATATAGATAGAGATTACCCATAGGAGTGTTCACTTGGTGAACAACACTGATAATGGCTACTAAAGAACGATTCATAATTGAAAGCATGTTTATGATAGCGGATAAGGATGGACAAGATGTACCGTTCCTTCTTAACCCATCACAGGCTGCGCTTGATTCTGCTTATACAGGTAGAGATATAATACCTAAAGCGCGTCAGCAAGGTTTTAGTTCTTACTATATCGCCCGAGCCCTTGCAAAATGTTTATCGGTTAAAAACACAAACGCTGTTATGGTTGCCCACGAGGATACGGCAACAAGGAAAATGCTTAAAAAGGCTCACTATATGATTGACCATATGAGAGGACCTAAACCAGTTATAAAGAATAGTAGTGCGAATCAGATAACCTTTCCAAAGATGGGAAGTACGCTTTCGATAGGTACTGCTGGTTCGGATAACGTAGGTGTTGGTGATACTATCCATTTTCTGCATTGCTCAGAAGTAGCCCTTTGGGAAAATCCAAAGGCCCTTCTCTCTGGCCTGTTTCAGGCTGTTCCTAAGAACGGAGAGATTGGAATGGAGAGTACAGGTCGTGGTCAAGGGAATTACTACCACCGTGCTGTAATGCGGGCAGCGAAAGGGAACTCTCGCTACCGCCTTCACTTTTTCAACTGGCAGGATTTTCCAGAATATACTTACAACTTAACACAGGATGAAGAACAAGAATTAAGAAATAACCTCAATCCTGATTGGGATGAATTAGAACTATTTGAACGTGGGTTACTTACACTAGGTCAGATAGCTTGGCGTCGTGATAAAATTGAGGAGATGGATTATGATCTGGATTTATTTAAACAGGAATATCCAATGTTTCTGGATGAGTGCTTTCAGTCTTCTGGACGGTCAGTATTTAATAGTATTAATTATGAACCTACACCTGAGTTTAGGAAAGTAGATGCCCATACACATATATTAGATGACCATCCAAATCCTAACTATTCATATGCAATAGGTGGTGATGTTGGAGGCGGTGTAGGTCAGGATAATAGTGTAGCTGAGGTTGTATGTCTTGATACTATGGAGCAGGTTGGTGAGTATGTAAATAACAAAATAGCTCCTGATATCTTCGGTAATAAGTTAGCTGAGATTGGAACACTATTTAATAATGCCTTTATTACTTGTGAGAATAATAATCACGGTATAGTTACTTTAAAGGAATTAAGTCTTGTATATCCTGAGTATCTATTGTACAAGAAGACTAAAGGTAAGGGTGGAGCTAAAGAGGAAGTTGATAAGTTAACTGATATAGGTTTCAGAACTAGTGTTAAGAGTAAACCTTTTGCTATTGGTAATTTAAGAAAGTTAGTTGTAAAAGACCTTCGTATTCATTCTGAGTTTCTTAAGGATGAAATGGATAGTTTTATAGAAACAGAAACTGGTAAGATGCAAGCTGAGGTTGGTTGTAAGGATGATACTGTTATGGGTATGGCTATGTGTATGGTAGGTTTTGATAAGGCTATTATACAGACCACTAACTCCGGTGCATGGAAGTCAACCATATATAACGATCCTTTCAGTTTGGATTCTATTATTAAAGAAATGCGACAGGGAGCACAAGGGTTCCCTATATCACAACAGACAGCGACGGAGTCAGACAGTGAAAATATTAATACTCTCCATTGATGGTGATGGATTAGGGATAGCTCATAAGCTAGCCCAAGAAGATAATGAAGTTAAGATGTATATACAAGACTCTCAGTATAAGAAAGCTGGAGTTGGTATTATTGATAGGGTTTCTAGTTGGAGACCTCATGTAGTTTGGGCAGATCTTGTTATTTGTGATATGGTAGGATTTGGTAAATACGAAGATACTTTTAAGAAATTAGGTAAGGTTGTATTCTCCTGTAATAAGTTAGCAGATACAGCTGAACTAGATAGGCAGAAAGGAATAGAGTTATTTGAGAAGTTTGGAATAGATATACCTGAAACATATAATTTCAGTTCTGCCGAGGAAGCGGAAAGTATAGTTGACTTATGGGAATCTCCTGGTTTTGTTATAAAACCTAGTGGTAATATTAGTACTGCAAAAACATATGTATGTACTAACCCTGAGATATATAAGTGGGCTTTATCAACACTTCCGGCAGGTACATCACTTATCGTACAAAAGATAGTAGATGGTGTTGAGGTTAGTACTGAGGGTTGGTTCAATGGTAGGGATTGGATATATCCTTTCAATCATACGTTCGAGGAGAAAAAGTTCTTGGATGGTGATAAAGGCCCTAATACGGGTTGTATGGGAAACATTGTTATTACTACTCATGGTGACAAGCTTACTGATGCTACCATTAGTAAACTTACTCCGTTTCTTAAGCGTATTGGTTATAGGGGTCCTATGGATATTAATACTATTGTCGATGGGGATAAGATATACGCACTTGAAATTACAGCTAGGCTCGGCTATGATGCGATTGAAGCAATTATGGAAGGACTTAAAGAGGATGTAACTGATTTGTTCTTTGAGACAGCTATCGGTGTTAAGAAGTCTATGAGTATAACAAATGACTATATGATTGCTGTTAGGTTATCTGTACCACCTTGGCCACACGGAGAGCCAGATGGTGATGCTGTTGGTATGCCTATTATCGGTATCAATGAGCATAATATAAATCATTTATATCTTACTGATATTTATAAAGATGGTGAGGATTATTTATACGCTGGTGGTGATGGTGCTATACTAAAGGTTACTGCTCGTGGTAGAGATATTCGTGAAGCAAGAAGTAGAGTATATAGAACTATTAATAACTTAACAATTCAAGATGTTCAATATAGATCTGATATTGGATTACGAGCAGATAAAGATATTAAACAGTTAAAAAGTTGGGGCTGGTTAAATGGCTGAAGGATATATAAACGGTAAGCTAGATATGGCGTGGTGGATTAAACAAATCACTGCTGGTGTTGAGTTTAGAAAGAAGTATTCTCATGAGCCTAAGTGGCAACAGTGGAGAGATTTCTATCGTGGTAATTGGAAAGATGGTGTGCTTCCATCTAATGTATATTTTAAGATGCTTCGTACTATTGTACCAAGAGTATACTTTAGAAATCCAAGTATATCATTAACGGCGGCGAAGCCTGGTATTGAACATATGCTATTTGCTCAGTTATTAGAACGTATTGATAACAAGTTAATAAAGCGTATGAAGTTGAAGAAGCAACTTAAGATGATGGTACAAGATGCATTTATGTTTGGTACTGCTGTTGGTAAATTAGGCTACGGCGCTGAGTTTACTCCTAGTCCTGACCAGATGGAAACAGATCAACCATATGATAGGTCTGAACGAGTTGTTGAATATAATAGTAATGTACATGCCAATATGCCTTGGTTCATGCGAGTTCATCCAGGTGCGTTTATCGTACCTGCAGGGCTTATGGATTTCGATGATAGTCGATTCGCTATACACTGGATTAGACGTTCATTAGCTGATGTTAAAGCTGATACTCGTTTTAAGAATGTTAAAGGTTTAAGTGGTAGTACAAGAGGTGTTATGTCTGGTACATCTCAAGCGTATAAGGAAAACAAAGGTTATCGTAATCCAACTGAGATGGTTGACTTATATGAGATTCGTGATAAGAAAACTAGAAAGGTATTTGTTATAGCTCCGTATGCTACTAATAAAGTATTATATGAAGGTACTGATGATTTACAGTTTCAAGGTAGATTACCTTTCTACCCTATTGTATTTAATGCTGATGATGATGTATTCTGGGGAGTACCAGATAGTCAGATATTAGAACCTATACAGTTGGAAATGAATGAAATTAGAACTCAGATAATGAAGCATAGACGTATTTCACTCATTAAGATCCTTTGTAAGATTAATAGTATGGAAGAGACGGAAGCACTTAAACTTGTATCAGAGGATGTATCTCCTGTTATATTTATTAAGGGTGATGTGAATACTGATATAAGGATATTAGAAGGTAGTAATATTCCAAGAGATTTGTTCTCTGCTTTTGAGGCAACTGTATTTGATGCTAGAGAGACCGTTGGTTTTTCAAGGAATGAATTTGGTGAGTTTAACTCTCGTTCTGGTGACACTAGTGCTACAGAAGCCACTATTGTTAAGCAAGCATCTGAGATTCGTGTCGATGAAAGACGGGATATGGTAGCTGATGTAGTTGTTGATGTAGTTGAACATATACATACTATTATATTTGAACACTGGAATGAGGAACAGGTAGTTGATATAATGGGGCCTAATGGTGTACCATTATGGATTAAGTTCAAACCGAGTATGCTTAAAGCTGGTGCATATCAAGTTAATGTAGACCCAGATACATCAGTACCTGAGACTAAACAAGGTAGACAGAATAAGGCTGCTCAAGTCTTTGGATTACTTAAAGGTGATCCTATGGTTGACCAGATGCGTTTAAGACGTTATCTATTGCATGAATTTCATGGTACTGTATTTGATGATATGCTATCGTTTCCAAGTTTAGGTACTCCAACTAATCCAGTAGATATGGCACAGGCTATATCTATATTCTCTGCTATGCAAGCTGGGGTTAAACCTAATGCCGGTGGTGGTGGAAGTAATGCACCTCAACCTAATACTGGGGGTGATGCATGAGTTATAAATTTCATGACTTTCAGTGTACTACTTGTGATAGTGAAGAAAGGGTTGCTTGTTGGGATGAAAAACTATATACACAGAAATGTGAGAAGTGTGGAGGTGATTTAATTCTTGAAGTAGAAATAGCTAAAGGTACATCAGCTACCTATATTCCATTTAAGGAAGGTTGGTATGAGCACTTTGCGAAAGACCCTATCTATATCAAGAACAAACAAGAGTTAAAGGACGCTTGTAAGAAACATAACATGGGTTCGGTCTATCGTGATGATATGTAATAGATGTGTTCACCGAGTGAACAATAGGAGTTAAAATGACGGAAGATACTAAAGAAAGAAAACCTACGATGCGGGTTATTCTTACTATTTATGATAAAGAAGTACATGTTGAGGGTGAGAACCTACATACATTACGGAATAGCATTATTCATAATATAGAAAGAGGATTAAAGCGAGCGGCGAAGATAGCAAAACGAAACTATCTACGTGACCAACGGGTTGCACCAGTGCTTGAGGATGGTGAGACTAAAAAAGATACAGCTACTATGTCTACTGAAAAAGAAACTAAAGTAACAAAAGATACTAAAGTTTCAGCTACACCAGTTAATGATATGTTAGCTAACCTTGGACTTAAAGTTAAATAGACGGAGAATGTTATGCCTAAAGAAGACGATAAAGGTAATACTGGTAATGCAGATCAGATGAAAGAAATTTTAGATGGTATGAAAAATCTTACAAATGTTGTAGGGTCATTAGCAACTGGATTAGAAGCTACACAAAAGAATGTAACAGATTTAACTTCTAATGTTGGTAATTTATCTAACATGAATAAAGAACAGATAGAAGCAAACAGATTATCAGCTGAAGAAAAGAATATGGCAGATGATTTAGATGCTAATGATTTAGAGGGTATGGATCGCTCTCAGTTTTTGGGTCACATCATGGGACAGGTTAATAAAGGTTTTGAATCTTTATCTAATCAAATGTCTGGTCAAGTTGATGCGGTTCGAGATAACCTTAATAACGGAAATTTAAAAAGTGAATTCAATTCTGTACGCGAAGCTCATTCAGACTTTGATCACTATAAAACTGAAATTGCTGATATAGCGAAACAAAATCCTGAGATGAAAATCTCTGATATGTATACGTTAGCAAAGGCAAACAATCCTGAAAAAGTGGTTGAGGTAACGAAGACCTTGGATGCTGAAAAGTTAGTAAATGATAAAGTGGCTGCAGAAGAAGCTGCTAAGAATAAGACTACGAAGCCAGGGTATGGGGGCTTAACTCCTACCAGTGGGCAGCGAATGGAACAGCCCTCAGATATGACTCAAGAAAATGCTGGTAATTCTGCATGGGACGAAACTATGGCAAACCTTGAGTTGGAAAAATAGTACTATTTCTTTTAATATTGATAAGGAGTAATTATCATGCCTGTAGGAACTTTATCGGAATCACTCGATAACTTGTATACTACCACGTGGCAGAACATGAAAGATACCGTTCGTGATCAGATTTTTGATGCCTCTCCCTTCTGGTTTTGGTTGAAGGATAAAGGTAAGCTAAAGTCTGTATCTGGTGGTAGATTTCTAACTGAACCATTGCAGTATGCAAAGAACGACAATGTCTCTTGGATTGGTAAAGGTGGCGTTGTACCTTTAAACGATTATGAATTCTTGACTATCGCCCAGTATGACTGGAAATATCAAGCAACCTCTATGGTTCGTTTCGGTATAGATGATCAACAGAATCGTGGTAAGAATCAAATCATTAGTTTGATGAACTCAAAGATGGACAACTCTAAGAATTCTATCATTTCTGATTTGGAAAGTAAATTATTCGCCGGTTTAGCTAGCGGTAATGAAGTTGATGGTTTGCAGCATCTTGTTGCGGATGATCCAACTGCCAGTTCTGAGATTGGTGCTATCGACCAGAGTACATACTCTTGGTGGAGAAATCAGACTAAGAACATGACTGGTTTATCTTTTGCTACACAGGGTATTACTGAGATGCGTACAATGCTCAACAATACTGCTAACAATCTTAAGATGGATACTCCTGATATTATTCTATCAGGTCAAACACCTTACGAGTGGTATGAAGATGAAAACTTGGATTACTTTAGAACGTATGACAGAAAGTTAGCTGATATGGGCTTCCAGACGTTAGCGTTTAAAGGTATACCAATGATTTGGTCTCCTTCTTGTGCGGACAGTAGAATGTATTTCTTGAATACAAACTTCATTACGTTCCAGTATGACCCAATGATGTTCTTTGATATGACGGAATGGAAGACTATTCCTGATCAACCTAACGACCGTGCTGCTCAGATTATGTTAGCTGGTGCATTTACGGTTTCTCGTCGTCGCTGCCAAGGTGTAATGCACACCATTGATACAGCTTAACTAGGAGGATAAGATTATGCCTAATGGATTAAAGCGCGTATATCTTACACCTCTTGATGCCGTTGATACGGTAGATAAAGAGGATGTAGGTACACTACGCTTCGAAGGTAATAAGATCTATAAGTATGTTAAGTTACAGAACACCACGGCCACTATTGCTGTGTTGTCAGGTGATGCTGTTGCTTATAATGCTGCCACTGGTCACAGTGTAAGTCAGGTTGTTTCGGATATGACTGATGCCGATACAAATCCTGTCTGTGCTGGTATCTTACAAGGTACAGTTGCCGGTGTATTAGCAGTTGCATACTATTGCTGGATTCAGATTAAAGGTCCAGCTACAGCGTTACAAACTATTGCGGGTACTCCTGCAGATGGTGACCATTTTATGGGTTCTACGACCGATAAGACGTTAACTAAGTTTGTATTAACTGAGGCCGCTCCTAACACATTAACTTCAGCTATATCAGGTGTTATTACTGATGCATCAGCTAAGTTAGTTGCGTTGGATTGTCCGTTCTAATGGTAATGGGGGGAGGTTATCTCTCCCCTAACTTTAGGAGTATATAATGGGAACTTTATTAAAATCAGATATCATAGCGGAGGCTACTGCCTTCTTAGGAAACAGAGCTGATATAACTGATGCAAGATATGTAAGGTGGTTAAACCTTGCACAAATGCGTATAGCCCGTTTAAAAGTATGGGAAGAATTACAAGCGTTAGATACTAGTTTAGTTACAGTAGCTAGCGATAAGTTTATAACTGAACCTTCTAATATAAGAAAGATATATACATTTAGATTAATTGATGGTTCTAACTCAAGAATATTAACAGGTAAACCACCTAAATCTTTTGACCAAGCAATACCACTCCCTTCCCGTTTTGCAGAAGGTAGACCTACTGTATATACTAGATGGGCGGGTAAGATAGAATTATATAAGGTTCCAGATGCTGTATATAGTCTGGATATGCGTTATAGTAAGTGGCCTACAGCCTTTACAACTGGGGCTGATATTGTATCAGATCTTGAAGAAAAAGATGATGCACTTATTATGCTTATGGTTAGTTGGGGTTTCTTATCACTTAGGAATCTTGAAGATGCAACTATATATTGGAAAGTATATAGAGATATGATTAATGATGCAGCTACAGAAGATGTAGAACGTCCAGATATAGATATTAAACCTGAAGGATTATCTAGTGGTAGTATATCTGGAAATAATCCTTGGCAAGACCCATTTAGAACCACTAACGATTAGGAGCGTAAAATGGCCATGAGTGATAAGGATAGAAAGGAACTAGCGAAAGAGATAGTTAAACAGTTCTTTGAATATATTGATGGTTCTATAGGTACAAGCGTTAGAAAGAAATTAGTATATGTATTCATAGGTTTAATTGTTGCTGCTGGTGTATCAGTAGGCTTTATTAAAATTCCTGGAATATTCCAATGAGTGATCTAGGTGACTTACAAAGGTTGTTCTCTAAGTTAATAGCTGAACATACTTTATGGCTGTATCATCAAGGGTATGAATGTACTGAAGGTGATGCTTATAGAGACCCTCGTTCTCATGGTAAGATAGGGGAGCGTAGAGCTTATGGTCGTAGATACTCTAATCATAAACTTCGCTTAGCGAAAGATATAAATTTATTTAAGGATAAGAAGTGGTTAACTCGTACTGTAGATCATAAGTTATCAGGGCAGAAGTGGGAACTTAGACATCCACTTTGTCGTTGGGGTGGAAGGTTTGATGATGGTAATCACTATAG